TTTTGTAAGTTTATTTATATTGTTGTATCAATTTGTTAATTTCATTTAGATTTGTAAAATGGTAGTGATAGATAACTTCTTTTGTATTAGAATTGAAGATTGTAAAGTCATACATTTTATTGTTTGAGCAATAATAGATTTGAAAGAAAGTTTGATTTTTAAAGTTTTGATTTGACATTTGTATATTTATTTAAGATTCATATATATTATCGAATACCTATCGTATTAGGTTTGTAGATATGATCTTTACTCAGTCGTGTTCCAGTCCTTGAGCTGATCAGCTGTAAGCTTCTGCTCCCTGGTAAGATCCTGGTCCTGGTCATCTGATCCAGTCCAGCTCTTGAAGCAATGAACGTACGTGGATCCATCTGGTCGGGTTATGATCTTTGACGTATACATAAGCTTAGTGTCTGATTGCATGTGCCGCAGCAGTTCCTAATTCAGCCATGATGCTGTTGATCTTCGTGATAATGTTTGTTAATCGTTTCATTCGGTATAAGTATTAAAGTGTTATTGTTAAATTCATATGTATTATCGTATGGTTGTCGTGTTAGTGCTGTGAGTAGACGAGGTCAAACGCACGGGACGAGATCCTGAGCTCTGATCCAGACAGCTGTGGCCCGGACAGTAAGCCAGAACCTGTGCTGTAAAACGTATGGAAAAGCTGAAACCGTGCACAAAAGCTCAAAAAAAGGCTAGGGGGGTGCGTTTTTGAGAATTGAAAAGGCGTACGGCTTGTTGAGGTGAAATGAGTATGCAACAACATCACTCTATATTTGCAATGCTTTTAAAAACAGTGACGTTAGCCTAGTATAATATAATAATAACAGGCTATTGTCACACTATATAATTGTAAAAACTACAATATATACGTAAGTATATAGGTATACAAAAAATTATGGCAAAACCAAAGAAAAAAGGAGGGCCAATACAAAAATTAAGTCCCCTGGCGGCTAGAAGAAAAGCTAGAAGAGACGTTTTATTTGCTAAAACTGCAGACAGGAAGGCTAAGAAGGCGGAGAACCAAAGAATAGGGCAACGATCTAACAGTGATTTACACCATGTGGATGGTAAGGTTGGAGAAACTAAAAGAATGTCCATAAAAAACAACAGAGGAGACTCTGGAGATGGTACAAAAAACGATAAACAATAAATAAATAACAAAACATGGCAGATATATCAAGTTATCCTAACATACTACCAAAAGTACAGGATTTAATAATAGGATCAGAAACATACGTGGCTGGAGTAGCTGAGGTAACTGGTAATCCAACTAGAAATTTTACAGTAGGTTCAATAGTTAATCTAGCAAGTAGTACAAGTTTAGGTTACACATCATACGTAGCTTTAATAAGTCAAACAGGAACAAACGATCCTATAGTTACGGAGCTAGCCAACACAACTAATAAAACATTTGCATTCACTAGAGTATCAGGTGGAAGCTATAGAATAACTGCATCGGAAAGTTTGTTTACTTCAGGTAAAACTATAGTGTTTTTAAACGGGGGTGCCGCAGAAAATAATCATGATGTAGCATGGTTAAGAGTAAGTAACACTATTATAAACTTAGAAACACATAACAGCGACGATAAATTTACAAACGGTTCTTTAGAAATAAGAATATATAATTAAGCTTAGGATATGGCAAGAATTAACGCATATCCATTTGATACCAATATAACCGACAAGGATGCTTGGATCGGCACAGATTCTGTAAATAGGCAAACAAAACAGTTTACTGCAGAAGCTGTAGCTAAGTATTTAAACATCAAAGGAAAGATTTCTATATCTGGTCAAATGGTATTTAAATTTTCTGTAACTCCTTTAGGTAATGGTGAGTTTATAGGCCCAGCAGGCGGTAGCCCTATAGATAGTATTACGACTATGCAATTATCACCCATAGATGCATCGGGACAAAGTTACGTTTCGTTTATGGAATACATAGTTGGTAACAATATACTAATAAGTGAACAAAACGATATAGATAATTTTGGGCACTTTAAAATTGTTTCATTTGGACTAGTAGGCGGTGTATATACACTTAATCTACTTAATATAGGCGGTAATGGTAATCTTGTTTTAGACAAACACTATGACTTTGCAGCATTTACGTTATCAGAAGATACTGATAAAACATTTACATTTACACAAACTGTTCCTTCATTAGTATGGAACGTACAACACAATTTAGGAAAATTTCCATCGGTTACCGTAGTTGACACAGGTAACACTACAGTAATAAGTCAGATAGACTATATAGACAACAATAACTTAACAATAACAAATTCAGCACAGTTCGCGGGAAAAGCGTACTTAAACTAAAACAATTATGGCAATAAATTTTTTAAACACGGTTGATCTTAATAAGAATCAATTAAACAATGCAGCAATACAAAACCTAGCTGTTGATCCAGGAACCGGAGTAGAAGGACAAATATACTTTAACACTGCAGATGACGCTTTAAAAATATACGCAGGTGGCGCTTGGATAGAAGTTGGTGCAACTAGTGGAGTTGAAACTCTATCGTCAAATGATGGAACTGCTTCTACAGGTGAAGCCATAACGCTAAACACCCTAGCAACTGGAAATGTAACTGTGAATGTTTTTGAATATGATGGTGGCAGTAACGTAGGTTATGTACCTGCAGGTGGTTCAGTCGGTAAGTATTTAGATGGCGCCGGTAATTGGTTAGATGTAACTACAGGTGATATAACTGAAGTACAACCCGGTACTTATATAAATGTAACAAATCAAACCGGTCCAATACCAATTGTTAATCACGATTTAACATCTAGAACAGATACAACATCATCTGGCTCTCCCGGTTATGCAGGTACGTTTACAGCCGTAGATTCTGTAACAACTAATACAACAGGTCACGTAACTGCTTTAAATCTTAAAACAGTTACAATGCCTTCTGCTGAATCTTATACATTTACTTTAACAGGTGACTCAGGAGCTAATCAAACTATAAATAGTGGCGATGTCTTAGATGTAGCGGGTGGTACTAATATAACTACAGTGGTAGGAGCAACTGACACGGTAACTGTAAACTTAGATGATACTATAACGCTTCAAGGTGATTTAACCGTAGAAGGTATGAGTACCTTTAATGACGAAGTTTCTATTGATGCTGACGTAAGTATCACAGGGGATCTTGACATGAACACCGCTAAGATAGTAAATCTAGCAGATCCAACTGCTAATCAAGATGCAGCAACTAAAAACTACGTTGATTCAAATATAGTTGGTAACTTAGTTTTTCAAGGAGGATATAACGCAGCTACCAACACACCTGACCTTGATGTTAGTCCTAGCGCAAGTATTAAACAAGGTTGGGCGTATGTTGTAACAGTAGCTGGTAATTTCTTTACAGAGGCTGTTGAAGTAGGTGATTTCTTAATAGCGCAACAAGACGCTCCAACTACATTAGCAAACTGGGTAACTGTACAAAATAACGTCGATCTTGCAACCGCTTCAACGGTCGGAATAGGTAATGTGGTTCCTGGTTCAAGTAACACAGTAACTGCGCCGTACACAAGTGGTACAGCTACATTAGATGTTGTTGATTCATCGGCTACTCAAAAAGGTGCTGTTATCGTAGAGGAGTCTCCTTTTGGAGATAAACTTGGTATTGATGTTAGTTATTCCTCTGGTACAGCACAAGTGGGTCTTAACATTGCTGGCTTGACTGGAAACCCTGCTACTGATGATGAACCTTTTAACTATACAATACCTTTTTACAGCGATCCAGACGGTGAGAACTACAAAATAACTATGGCTCAATTAGCCCCTGTTGTTAACACAATAACTTCTAAAGTAGGTGTTATTACAGCGGGTAACTTGTCCGGAACAGTAACACATAATTTTGGAACTTTAAATACTATAGTACAAACTATAGACTCTTCTGGAGACACAGTATTCTGTGACATTACCAGAACAACTAACACTTGTGTAGCTACAATATCAGCAGTTGAAGCATCAAACATTACGATTTTAGTGCAAAAAATAGGTTAATAATAATTAAATTCAATTAAATGGCAAATATACAATTTTTAAATAACGCATATTTCGCCGATAAGGTGGGAATCGGTCCAAACAGAACAAGCCCTGCGGTTCCATTAGATGTTGAGGGTAAAATAAGAAGCAATGATGACACTAGCGGTGATTATCTTGAAATGTTCAATGACGGAAGTGTTTCTGGACAATCCTTTATTACAACAACTAATAACGAATTAGTACTTGCACCGCAGAATGGTGTATTACGTGTTCAAGGAATAAATTCTGGTTCAGGTAATAATGCTTCAATGGAGATTTATGACGCTCTTAATGCTGCTGTTAAGGTTAAATTAAATTCTTCTGGTGCTTCATATTTAAACGGCGGTAACGTAGGTATCAATAAGACTAGCCCTGGAGTTAAATTAGATGTTAACGGCCAAATTAGAAGTAATAATGAGTTTTTATTGCGAAGCGGTACAACGGATATTGGTTCAATAAGAAACCAAGGAGGCGCTCTAGATATAAGAGGAGCTTCTACAAGAGATGTAAGTTTAGGCTCAGTAACAAACCCACAAGCATTAATTGTTGAAGGCACAACCGGCAGTGTAGGGATTGGGATCAATGGTACCTATACCACTCCACCGCAGAAATTAACAGTGGTATCAGATGATAATATACAAGCAGTCGCGCAATTCTACAATGTAGGAAATGGTGGTGGATTGTTTGTGAGAACAGACAGTACTACTCGTCCCCTTTTCGAACTTTTTAGCGCTAGTTCTTATAAATTTGCGGTTACAGGAGCAGGTAACGTCGGGATAGGGGAAAGGAATCCTGTTTATAAACTAGATGTAATAAGCGATGGAAAGATATTTTTTGGACAATCCCTCTTAAATAATAATTCATCTGTATTTAGACTAAGAAGTAATGGAGGAGCATGGACTTTATTCGAAGTAAAAGCAGACGGCAACGTTGGGATTGGGACGGTTAATCCGCAGCAAAAACTGGATGTGCGAGGTAATATTAAAGTTAGTGACGGTACAGACACTTATCTTGGAAGTGATAGCACAGGGGGATTCCTACAAGCATTTGATAATCAAACTTTTAGGTTTTTAGGAACAACCGGTAATGAAACCATGAGGGTCAACAATGCAACCGGTAAGGTGGGAATCGGAACTACTAACCCTGAAGGTAAATTACACATAGCAGATTCTGTTGACAATACTACTGGTTTGAAATTTACAACAACATCCGGAGGTAACAACGATGAGGTGAATATGCACTTTCAAGGAAGCAATCCGTTTTCGCCTTTTTACATATCTAGAAAACAAACTGGAGGTGCGGAAATACAGCTACAGCAAGACGGGGATATAATATTAAATGGAAGTAACGGGGATAACGTAGGTATTGGGACTACAAATCCAGTTTTTAATAGCATATTAGAAATATCTAGTACTACTAAAGGGGTTTTACTACCTAGACTGACTACGACTCAGGTAAATGCTATAGCTTCACCGGGTAATGGTCTTACAGTATATAATACAACTTTAAATACTTTATGCTTCTACAATGGAAGTAGCTGGCAGAAAGTTAGTCACACAAATATGTAATAAACAAATAAATAAATTATGATAACTTATAATTGGAATTGCAGAACAGTGGATTGCTATCCAGAACAAGATAGTGAAACAGATGTAGTGTATAACGTGCACTGGATTGCAACAGGTACTTCAGATCAAGTAGATTCAGAGGGAAATGCTTATTCTGTGACTAACATTGGAACACAAACTTTAGACACAAGCGAAATAACAAACTTTATACCTTTTGAAAATCTAACTAACGACGAAGTAGTTGCTTGGACAAAAAGCGCTATGGGTGTGGATAAAGTTAACAACATTGAAGCAAGCATAAAAATTCAGATAGATAGTTTGATTACACCTATAAGTATTACGTTAACTATTGGAGAGCCTGTACCACCTGTTGAGTAATTAATAGGTAAAAATTACTAAAAACAAGTAATAATACTTATGTAAATTAAATTAAATAAAATTATATAAGTATGGAGGCAATCGTTAAGAACCTTAACTTTGGAGAAGAAGCCAGGGTTAATGTGTTCAAAGGTATAGAAAAACTAACAAACGCAGTTAGTTCAACATTAGGAGCTAGCGGTAAATGTGTAATGCTAGAGGATCATACTGGAAACCCTATTATAACAAAAGACGGTGTTACAGTAGCAGATTCAATAATCTTGCGGGACCCGGTAGAAAACATGGGTGCTACGCTTTTAAAAGAAGCAGCTAGAAAAACAGTTCGAGAAGCAGGTGATGGTACCACTACAGCTACAGTTCTTGCCCATGCTATTTTACAGGAGGCATATAAAGTTTCGGATAAAAAAAATTCAAGAGAATTAAAAGATGGTATTAATAGTGCCACTGAAAAAGTAATTGATTACTTGGAGGCTATATCGGTCAAAGTTAAAAATACTATGATAGATCAAATAGCAACTATATCAACAAACAATGATCCTGAACTTGGCAAGATAATAGCAGACGCTTTTAGAGCTGTTGATAATACAGGTGTTGTAATGATGGAAACATCTGCCAATGGAGAGACTGTTGTTGAAATTGTAGATGGAGTTCAATATGAAAAAGGATTAACAAATTCTCATTTTATAACAAACAAACAAACAAAGTCAGCCGAGTTAGATAATCCATTGGTTCTACTTATAGAGTCACCAGTAGATACAATAAGACAAATACAATCTATACTAGAGTACGTAATAAAAAACAATAAACCTTTGCTTATTATAGGCGATTTAGAACAAGGTGTTTTATCTGCTCTAGCTATGAATAAAAATAAAGGTAATATAAAAGTTAATGTGATTAATGCTCCAACTTACGGAGTAAGTAAGCAAGAAGTTCTGCAAGATTTATCTTTATTAACAGGTGCTACAATAATCAACGAGGATTTAGGTGATGATATGGATATGATCCAAGTAGAGCATCTGGGTAGTTGTTTAAAAAGTGTAACATCTCAAACAGAAACAGTACTTCAAGTCGAAGAATCTAATGAGGAAATTTTAAATATCATAGATGATATTAAAAAGCAAATAACAAAAACAAAGCGCCCTCATGAAGTAATCAAGCTTGAAAAAAGATTAGCTAGGCTTTCTGCTAAAATAGCTATAGTAAAAGTTGGTGCAAATTCTGAGATTGAATTAAAAGAAAAAACAGATAGAGTTGAGGATGCTATTTGTGCAACAAAAGCTGCTATAAAAGAAGGTATAGTTCCAGGCGGTGGTATTGCACTGTTAAATGCAGCATCAAATACAAAGACTAAGTCTATAGGCGAAACAGTACTCTTAGAGGCAATTAAAGCTCCTTACAAGACAATACTAGAAAATGCCGGTATAATAGATGTTGAAGATCCTAAATCTAAAGGAATAGGCCTTAATGTAGTTACTGGTAAATCAGTAAATATGATTAAGTCTGGGATCATTGATCCATTACTAGTTACTAAAAGCGCGCTTAGAAATGCGGTATCAGTAGCTACTACTATTTTATCAACCGATTGTGTAATTAATAATTTAAGAATCGATGAGAGCAGTAGGTAATAACATAATTATAAAAAAGCTCAAAGAAGGAACCGCTGAAACAAAAGGCGGTTTACTTCTTGCTGAAAACCACAGAGAAGATATAAGATATACTGAAGCAACTGTTATAAGTGTAGGAGAACTCGTTGAAGGAATAAATGAAACAGATAGTATATTTTTTGATCGACATGCTGGTCATAAGATAGAATACAGTAAAGAAACTTATCATATAATAAAAAACAAAGATGTAGTTGTTGTTTTATGAGAAGGCTAGAAGCAAGAGATATCAAAGATATGAACTTGTTAAAACATTATCGCATAATACGTAAGTGGGCTTGTAAGAACAACAACCTTAATGACGCTGATTTAGAGTTATTAATCTATTTTGATTGTATGGAGTTCTTTACTAAAAATGATTTTATGGAGGGTACCTACTCTTATAGTTGGGATAACCGTAGGTGGAATAGATTACTTAAAGAAGGCTGGATAACTGTATGGAGAAAAAGAAATCGAACAACACAAAAATACCATATATATAAAGTTTCTTTTAAATGCAAGCAACTAATAAGTAGGATGTACAGAATGATGTTAGGTGAAGAAGATGTTCCTACAAGTAGAAGAAACAGTATAATGGCAGGAAAGTCTTATACGGATAAGGTTTTAAAGAAAGCAATAGAAATAGTTAATAAAGACAAAAATAGATAGTATGGACACACCATTGGATAAAAAACTTATCGGAAATCAAGATAAGCTTCCTGAAAATTTGAAGGCTAAAATTGAAGCCGCCCCGGAGAGCCCAGTTAAATTTATGGGCGGAATAGCAGCATCAGTTGCTAGATCAGGTTCCAGCGGGGGATCTGGCTCATTTGGTGATATAAGTACAGGTATATTTGGTCAGGTTAATAGAGCGATAGCAGAAAAAAAGCAATCAGACTACAGAGCTAACGCTAATGCTGGTGATCCATTTTTTAAACCAGGCGTGGAAAGAATTAGGCCGGAACAAAGAACTGATTCGGCTGCTTATAAAAACAAATCTGTTTTTTCTCCTTCACAGAATTCAAACGGAGAAAAATGTTTCGGAACTCAAGATCAGAGACAAAGAAGTATGCCTAATAGAGGAAATGTTGAAGGACCTTTATTTATGGAAGATCTATCTGGAGATGGCAAAATTACGCAAAAAGATATAGGAATTGGACAAGGCTGGATTAAGCCTAATAAAAAATAAGTATAACATGAAAGAAAAAGATAAATTTAGTATGGGAAAAGCACAGTTAAAAGGACAAGTAGGTGAAAACGCTGTATGGGACGGACCATTAGACACATCAGGTTTTCCAATGGGTAAGGGTTCAAGCTCTGGAGCCAAAGGCATGCAAGTATCTAAATACCCAACACCTTACAACGCAATGCCAATTACACAAATTGCTAAAGGATAATAATATGACACTTGGGGATTTTAAATTGTATTCAATAAACACGTTTGCATTAGGGGTTACAACGTTTACTAAAATAGAAATGGGTTTAAAAATATTTTTATTACTAGTGACTATAGGTTACACTGTATCCAAATGGTTTAAGCTTAGAAAAAAATAAATAATTATGGCTTATATTCAACACGATTCACCATTTGCCAAAAAGAAAAAAAGCGCAGCTAGAACTGAAAGAAAAGAATTTCGTCAGGAAAGAAGAGCTAATAGAAAAGCAGAAAAAGGAAATGCTCCATCTAGAAAAAAATCGGAAGGTAATTATGCTGAAGTAAAAAAAGGTGGAGGTACAGGTGCTGCAGCAGGTGGAGGTATGACTAGCAGGGGGGTTAAAAAATACAGAAAAGACAATCCTGGTAGCAAGTTGAGTACGGCAGTAACGACGCCTCCGTCCGAGTTAAAACCCGGAAGTAAAGCCGCTAAGCGTAGAAAATCATTTTGTGCTAGATCTAGAAGCTGGAAATCAGAAAGAGGCAAGGCTGCTAGAAGAAAATGGAACTGTTAATAAATAAATGAATATATAAATAAATAATTATGAATTACAAATCACCAATGAAAAACCAGAATAAAGGTTACGCAAAAGAATCCGCTTCTCAAGAGAGATCGAATCTACTTAGCGTAAACCCATTATCAAAACACATGTCAACACCTATGCAAATGGGAGGATCTAAATCATACGGATCAGCGATGATGATGAAAGGAGCAATGAAAGGAGATCAATCTAAAACAAGATCTGACTATGCTATGGATTCAGGAAAAACTGACAAAGGCTACCAAGGTAAAACAGGATCTTCTAAAGGAGATCAATCAGCTAGCAAAGCGGATTACGGATCACCGGCTAAAAAAACAGGACCAGGCGATGGCGCAATGAAAAAAGGAGGAACGAAAAAAAGCGGTAAATTGAAAAAAGCAAATCCTAAAGATTATGATACTCTTAAACAATTAAAAAAGTCCGGCGCAATCAGAAAAGGTAAGAAAAAAGATGCAGGAAAAATGGAGTATAAAGGCTCACCGGCTAAAAATTTAGGTATGAAGTACGATATTAAAGAAGCTTCAAATCAAAGCTTAAGTAAATCTGCTAGAAAACACTACGCTGAAAATGCACAAGCTGCATCAAAGTCTGGATATAAAGGATAACAGTAGAGGTCTGTAATAAAACTCAAAACGCCACACACTAACACTAACACTAACTTAAACACTAACAAAAATGGCAAAGTACATTAAATTTAACCTAACTGCTCCAGGAGGAACAACAGGTTCAGAATTGTTGATTAACATCGACCAAATTACAAGCATTGCAACAGCTAGCACAACTACAACTGATATCTTTTTTGATAACAATGTAACAGCTACAAAAAAATGGACAGTAACACACTTAGTACCTTTAGTTGCTAATGATGTATTAAATGCTATCCAGGCTGCAATGACTGCTAATCCAGGTGGAGTAGTATCAACAGTAGGGTCACCTGTAAGCGTTGCTCAAATTCCTTTAGCTCAAGGCGGAGGACAAGGACGTCAACCGATTACTACTGCTCAAGTAAATGTAACTTACACGAGCGCTGCTTTTACAGCTTAATTAAACTAATTAATCTTGCGGGTGTATTATCCCGCAGGATTTTTTTTAAAACAATTTATGGCATTCAAACTAAATAACCCGCCTTATAATTTTGACAATACTCCAATATATCATGTGGATATGGAAGATGGCGTTTTAGGTAAAGCCAACAATAATGGTTCTATAATAATAAATAAAGACGTAGATCCAGAAAAAAAAGAAAGTGTAATAGCGCACGAAAAAGTACACATTGACCAGATGAAGCGTGGTGATTTAGACTACGACAATCAAAACGTATACTGGAAAGGTAAAAAATATTCAAGAAAACAAATGCAAGAAGGGGCTAAAAATTTACCCTGGGAAGCTGAAGCATATAAAAAAGCGAAATAATTATGGCATTTAAAATGAACTCACCGCTACCAATGTTTGGTGACCCTGGAAAGATTGGTAAAAATAAAAATAAAGAAAAAGAAGAAAATGTATTAGATGCTATAAACAAAGTTTCTATGCAATCTAAAAAATTCACACCACGATCCAAAGAAACTACTGTTAAAAAAGAAACTTCTAAAAATTCTAGAGCAAATATAAAAGCTAGGAAAGAAGCAGATAAAGCAGCAGGAGTATCTAAGTCGCAAATGAGAGCTAACAAAGCTAAATCTAAATCTGAGGCTGCATTAGAAAAAGCTAAAAAATCTAAAAACCCATCTTATAAAGCACAGTTAAAACGTAAAGCGGATAGATTAGCTGCAAGAGCTAAACGCAAAGGAGGATCTCCGGTTAAAGCTGTAGGTGATCCAAAAGATCCAAAAGATCCAAAAAATAAAAAACGTAAAGCAGATAGATTAGCTGCAAAAGATCCAAAAAGAAAATACGGAAAAACAACTGTTAAAAAAGATAAGGATGAGTATGGATTTAATAGAGTTACAGTTAGTCAGCCTTATACAACGTCAACAGGTGGTAAAAAAACTGGTAAAAGCTATAAGCAGTTAGAAAAAGAAGGCGGGGACGTGATTGCTGCTAAAAAGTTCAATGCTGAAAAGTCCGGTACTAGAACAAAAACTTTTACATACGGTAATGCTAAACCTGCAGGCGTGCAGATTTCAGCAAAAACACCAAAACCTAAAATTGACTTAAAGGCTAAGCCTAAAAAACCTAGTAATATAACAGTAGGGCCTATTGTGCCAGGTAAAAAGAAAAAGCAGCCGAAGATTACGAAAGCTAAAGTAAAAGGAAACAGAAGACCAAGTGGACTTGGTAGAGTTAAAGGTTGCAACTAAAAATTAATAAATTATGGCATTTAAGATAAAAAGATTTATATCTCCACTTACACTTCCAGATCCCGGTAAAAAGAAAAAACCTAAAAATACAACTGATCGAGGAGCTATAAGAAAGCTTGCTAGAAAGGCGTCTAAAGATTCTGCAGAAGGTAAAAGTACCCTTATAGAAACTGGTAATTCTAGTAGGTCGCAAAAAGGAGGTGGTAGACCCACGACTTATGATTCTAAAGGTGGAAATAAAAAAGTTAAAAAAAGGGAAATTAAAAAAGCTTTAAAAAACGTAAACGCAGGTAGAGGCGACAAAGTTGTTGTGGATGATGGTAAGGTAAGAACTATTAAAAAGAAACCTTTAACTAGAGATCAAAGAATAGCAGCGGTAAAGAAAAAGAAAGCTGATGGACAAGCTAAGCTTGCTGCCGCAAAAGCACAACGAAAAGTTAATGAAGCGGCTAAAAGAAAAGCATTTTTAAAAAAGAAAGCTGATGGAGCGGCAAAGCTCGCTACCGCAAAAGCGAAACGATTAGCTGAAGTAGCTGCTAAAAGAAAAGCGCTGAAAGCGAAGCAAGACGCTGCGCGAGCCAAAAAGGGATATAAAAAATAATGAAAAAGATATTAGAATTTTTTAGTACTAAAGTCTTCAAACAAGTTGGCGATGTGGTTGACAACTTATTCACCAGCGAAGAAGAAAGACTCAAAGCTAGAAATGCAATATTTAAAGTATTACAAGACGCTCAACTAGAGCTGCAAAGAATGCAAACTGAGATTATTGTAGCCGAAGCTAAAGGTAATTGGTTACAGAGAAGCTGGAGACCGATACTAATGCTTTCATTTGGCTTTATAATAATATATACAAAATTTATATCACAGCTATCAACATACTTAGTAACACCTGTTTTAGAACCAGAATTCTGGAGCTTATTAGAAATTGGTATTGGTGGTTATGTAATAGGTAGGAGTGGTGAAAAAATCGTGGACAAACTAGGGCCACTATTCAATAAAAATAAATAAACAAAAATAAATATGGGACAATATCCAATAACAGCCGGAGTATTTGGCAAAGCAATGCGGGCTGTAGGCAAAACAGGAACTCCAGACGGCAAACCGGCTTGGGTTTTTGAAAATCAATCAGGCAACTTAGGAACTTTACTAAATAGTTCACTAATATGGTGTGGTGTTGATGGGGCTATTGAAGTTATACCTTCAGGTACTAGTTTAAGTTCTGTAAGAACATTAAGCAAATTAAACGCAGGTACTGGTTATTCCGCTTTAGCAAATTTGCCAACAACATGCTCGAACAATATGGCTCAAGGTTTAACTTTAACTATTACCGAAACAGGCGGTGTTATTGACACAGCTGTTATAGGAAATTCAGCAGGATCTGGTTATAACGTGGGTGATATAGTCACTGTAGTTCAAACAGGCGGTGCTAATGGTACGTTTACTATTACAGCTGTAAATGCTGGAATACCAATCGCTGCTCAAAGCATAGAATTTAAAGTAGTTGCCGGAAGTGTATTACCGATAGCTGTAGACTACATAACAGGCTTTACAACAGTAACAGATGCGGATATAGTTATATGTAAATAACTAATATACACGTAACTATATTAATATAAACAATTAAATTAAATCAAATGTCAAAAGTAAAAAAAATTACAAAGAAGCAACTAAGTTCAATTAAAAAGATTCAACAAAATATAAACACTATATTACTAGACGTAGGTTATTTAGAGGCTAGAAAACAAGACTTAATTTTTGCTAGCGCAGAAGCGAATAAAGAAATGCAAGAAATAAAAGTTAAGTTAGAAAAAGAGTATGGTCAAATAAATATAAATTTAAATGATGGTAGTTACACTGAAGTAGAAAAAGAGGCTAAAGAGCTTGAGATTGTAGAATAATGGATTCAGTCGTAAGAAAAATTAGTATAGGCTCTGATTATAAAAATGATGCAATGCACTACGCAGTTGGTCAACAGGTATATGGAGGTCATACTATATCAGCTATACTGCATAATCAAGAAAACAACTCTTACAGTATATTTATAAAAAAAGAAAACGAGATAATGCCGTGGAAGAAATTTAATTCTAACATGGCTATATCTGTTGAGTATGATTTAGAATATTGATGAGAAGTTTATATGATTTTATTATCAAGCCTTTTGGTGATAGATATGAAAACGAAAAAAAGATTGGTAATAAAACTTTGATTTTAAATACTAAAATAGAAAGTTGGAAATCTGTAAACAATTTAGCTATTGTTGTAGAAACGCCAAAAGCTTTTAAAACAAATATAAAAAAAGGAGATATAATAGTAGTACATCAAAATGTATTTAGAGTATTCTATGATATGAAAGGTGTTAAAAAAAATAGTAGATCATTTTTTAAAGATGGGTTATATTTTTGTGCTATTGATCAAATATATTTGTATAAGAATACAGGGGATTGGCAATCATTTGGAAACAGATGTTTCGTAATGCCTTTAAAAAATAAAGACTCTTTAAAGCTAGATAAAGAACAAAAGCTTATTGGTATATTAAAATATGGTAATAAGTCTTTAGAAGCGCTTAAAATAGTCCCAGGGGATATAGTGGGCTTCACGCCTAACAGTGAATGGGATTTTGTTATAGATGAGCAAAGAGTTTATTGTATGAAATCTAATGATATTGTAATTAAGTATGAACACGAAGGAAACGAAGAAGAGTATAATCCTAGCTGGGCAAAAAGCAGTTGAAGAATTAATTAAAGTAGCTAAAGAGGCTATTGTTGATTCAGGTGATGATATAACAGCTGATAGATTAAAAAATGCTGCAGCTACAAAAAAATTAGCTATATTCGATGCTTTTGAAATACTTACTAGAATAGAAGCAGAAGAAGCTTTGTTGAATGATAATCCAAAAGAAGCAAAAGAAGAAAAAGCTTTTAGAGGATTTGCAGAAGGAAGATCTAGGTAATGTACAAGCAAACATTATACCATATTGTTAAAGATGCTATAAAACCTAAAGTTTTAAGTAGATTAAATAGATATAAGAAATGGGAATACGGTTACAATAAAGAATATGACTTTGTTGTAATAAGTAAAACCGGGGAAATAGGAGAGATATATAATATACAAGGATTAAGAATAGCTTTGCCTAAAGAAAAAGATATAAAAGAGTTTTCAACTAATAAATGGGAACATACAGAATATCCTAAAGAATTAAAAAGAATTAAATCAGTATTTGACTGGGATGAATATCCAGTTGAATTTAAAGAAAAATGGTATGACTATATTGACACAGAATTTAAAAGGCGCGAAGAAGGCTTTTGGTTTATTAATAAAGACAAGTCTACTTATATTACTGGTACTAACTACATGTACCTGCAGTGGTCCAAGATTGATGTTGGGCAACCAGACTTTAGGGAATCAAACAGATTATTCTATTTATTCTGGGAGGCTTGTAAGGCAGATCAACGGTGTTACGGAATGTGTTATCTTAAGAACAGACGGTCAGGTTTCTCTTTCATGGCTTCAGGCGAGACGGTTAATCAGGCAACAATATCCACAGATTCTCGATTTGGGATTTTATCCAAGTCCGGGCCAGACGCCAAAAAGATGTTTACTGATAAGGTCGTACCCATTTCCGTTAATTACCCCTTCTTCTTCAAACCAATCCAGGACGGTATGGACAGGCCGAAGACAGAACTCGCGTACAGGGTACCAGCGTCGAAATTTACCAGAAAGAAACTTGACACCAACGAGAAGCTTAAGGAGATCTCCGGGCTCGATACAACGATCGACTGGAAGAACACTGGGGACAACTCGTACGACGGTGAAAAATTAAAACTATTAGTACACGACGAAAGTGGTAAGTGGGAAAGACCTACAAATATATTAAACAACTGGAGGGTAACTAAAACTTGTTTAAGATTAGGATCTAGAATTATAGGTAAGTGTATGATGGGATCAACATCAAACGCATTAGACAAAGGAGGAGCTAACTACAAGAAATTATATTATGATTCAGACGTTAACAAAAGAAACGCCAATGGACAGACTCGTTCAGGACTCTATTCTTTGTTCATACCTATGGAATGGAACTACGAAGGATACATTGATTCTTATGGCTTACCTGTATTCAATACACCAAAAAAACCGACTGAAGGACCCCAAGGAGAGTTAATTGATACAGGCGTAATAGAGTATTGGCAAAACGAAGTTGAAGGGTTGAAAGAAGATCAAGACGGTCTTAATGAATTTTATCGTCAGTTTCCAAGAACGGTAGAACACGCTTTTAGAGATGAAGCTAAAGAATCTTTATTTAATCTAGCTAAAATATATGAGCAAATAGATTATAATGCTGATTTAAAAAATACAGCTGTTATAACTACAGGTAGTTTTCAATGGCAAGATGGCGTTAAAGATTCTAGAGTTATATTTATACCAAATAAAGATGGTAGATTCAAAGTATCTTGGGTGCCGCCAATCGAGCTGCAAAACCGAATGATAATTAAAAATGGTAAAAAATATCCAGGAAACGAACACTGTGGTGCTTTTGGATGTGATAGTTATGACATATCAGGCACTGTAGACGGAAGAGGATCTAATGGTTCTTTACATGGCTTAACAAAGTTTAGTATGGAAAATGTTCCTCCAGATCATTTCTTTTTAGAATATATAGCTAGACCACAAACTGCTGAAATATTTTTTGAAGATGTTTTAATGGCTTGCGTGTTTTACGGTATGCCGATATTAGCTGAAAACAATAAGCCTAGATTGCTGTATCATTTTAAGAGAAGAGGTTACAGAGGTTACTCTATGAACAGACCAGATAAATTAAAGCTTTCAGTAACAGAAAGAGAAATAGGTGGTATACCTAATTCAAGTGAAGATATAAAACAAGCGCATGCTGCAGCTATAGAAACATACATAAACACTAAAGTAGGATTGTTAGAAACGGGATATGGAAATATGTATTTTCAAAGAACATTAGAGGATTGGGCAAGATTTAACATAAACAACAGAACGAAGCATGATGCTTCTATAAGTTCAGGATTAGCATTAATGGCTTGCAATAAAAATAGATATATACCTAGAGCTAAGATACAATATAAAGCTATAGATTTAGGTATTAAACGATACGACAATAAAGGCGGTATGTCTAAAATAATAAAATAAATGAGAATACAGACTAATACTAACAGTTCATTTCCAAATCAAGTAGTAAGCGAGGCTGAAAAGTCTAGCTTAGATTACGGTATACAGGTAGGTAGAGCTATAGAAGGCGAATGGTTTCAGGAAGGCAGAGCGGGTAATAGATATGTTCAATCTTATGCTACTTTTCATAGATTAAGATTATATGCTAGAGGTGAACAAAGTGTTCAAAAATACAAAGATGAATTATCAATAAACGGTGATTTATCTTATCTTAATTTAGACTGGAAACCTGTTGCTGTTATATCTAAATTTGTAGACATTGTTGTTAATGGTATGGCTAATAAATCATACGATATCTCAACCTTCGCACAAGATCCTTTTTCTGTTAAAAGCAGGACAGATTATGCAGCTGCTATTGAAAAAGACATGAATGCTAAACCTATGCTTGAAAATATAAAGCAAGAATTAGGAATGGATATGGCTCGAACTGGAAATTTAGAAGATCTTCCGGAAAGCAAGGAGGAATTAGATATTCACATGCAAATGACCTACAAGCAGAATGTTGAAATAGCAGAAGAAGAGGTTATTAATAATGTTTTAGCGTTTAATAAATATGATCAAACTAAAGCAAGAGTTGCTTACGATTTAGCTGTTTTAGGTATAGGAGCAGTAAAAACAAGATTTGATTTAAGCGAAGGTATTAAAGTTGATTATGTTGACCCCGCTCGTATAGTTTATTCATACACGGAAGATCCAAATTTTGAAGACATATATTATGTAGGAGAAGTTAAAGCTATAAGTATTCCTGAATTAAAAAAACAATTTCCGGATATACCAGATGAAGAGCTTCAAAGAATACAAAATATGCCAGGTAATTCTCAATACGTTACTGGTTGGGCAAATTATGATCAAAACACTGTGCAGGTTATGTACTTTGAGTACAAGACTTATGTTGATCAAGTGTTTAAAATAAAGAAAACAGATCAAGGCTTAGAAAAAACATTAGAAAAACCTGACACTTTTAATCCACCAGAAAATGATAATTTTGATAGAGTATCTAGATCTATAGAAGTTTTATATACTGGTGCTAAAGTTCTCGGCAATAATTACATGCTAGAGTGGAAGATGGCGGAAAATATGACCAGGCCTACTGCGGATACAACTAAAGTAAATATGAATTACTGTATATCTGCACCTAGAATGTATAAAGGTAGAATAGAATCTTTAGTAAGTAAAATTACAGGTTTTGCTGATATGATTCAATTAACTCATTTAAAATTACAACAAGTAATGTCTAGAATAGTACCAGATGGTGTATTCTTAGATATGGATGGTTTAGCTGAAGTTGATTTAGGTAATGGAACTAATTATAATCCAGCGGAAGCTTTGAATATGTATTTTCAAACTGGTTCTATTGTAGGTAGATCACTTACACAAGACGGTGAATTAAATAGAGGTAAAGTTCCTATTCAAGAATTATCATCATCATCTGGACAAGCTAAAATACAAAGTTTAATTGGTACGTATCAATATTATCTTCAAATGATAAGAGATGTAACCGGTTTAAACGAAGCAAGAGATGGTAGTGCTCCAGATAAAGATGCTCTACTTGGATTACAAAAAATGGCCGCTAACGCTTCAAACACAGCCACAAAACATTTACTAGAGTCGTTATTATACTTAACAGTTAGAACTTGTGAAAACGTAAGTTTAAAAGTGGCGGATTTAATTCAAAACCCTTTAACTGAAAATTCTTTAATAAATTCTATAAGTACATTTAATGTTGAAACGTTAGAAGAACTGATGAATTTACAATTGCATGATTTTGGTATTTATATTCAACTAGAGCCTGAAGAGGAAGAAAAAGCTTTGCTTGAGCAAAACATTCAAATGGCCTTGCAAACAGGAGCAATTGCTTTATCTGATGCAATAGATATACGAGAAATAAAAAATACTAAATTAGCTAATCAATTTATAAAACTAAGACAAACACAAAAAATTAAAAGAGAACAAGAGCAACAGCAAGCAAATATTCAAGCTCAAGCTCAAGCCAATGCTGAATCTGCAGAAAGAGCAGCTATGGCAGAAGTGCAAAAACAACAAGCATTAACTCAGGAGAAAGTTAGCATTGAACAAGCTAAATCACAATTTGAAATACAAAGAATGCAGACAGAGGCTCAAATAAAAAGAGAGCTAATGGCTGAAGAGTTTCAGTACAATATACAACTAGCTCAGGCTCAGATGGGTGCAACAAAAGCAAAAGAGCAAGAAATTGAAGATAGAAAAGATCAAAGAATAAAATTACAAGGAACACAACAATCCGAACTAATACAACAAAGACAAACAGAAGGATTACCTAAGAATTTTGAATCATCAGGTAATGATGTTCTGGGTGGTTTTGGACTAGAAGAGTTTGGCCCTAGTTAAAATTACAAACAATTATTTAATTATATTATATTATGTCAGAAACAAAAACAAATGAACCTGTTAAGCAGGAAGGAGACTTTAGTTTAAAAGGAAAATCCAAAAGACCAAAACAATTATCAAACAAAGCGCCTGAAGTAGTAAAGGTTAATATTAAAGAACCCTTAGTAGATTTAGAACCAGATGTAACAAAAGTTGTTATACCTAAAGACGAATTAAAACAAGAAGCAAATGCCATTCAAGAGCAAAGCGCAGAGAGCGGCGTGTTACATACAGAGCAACCCCGGGTGGGATTGCAAGAAGTGGGACAGGGAAACCCAGGGTCCATTGAAGATGTTAAAGAAAATTTGCCGCTGCAAGAAATAACTGAAGAAGTAAAGCAAGTAGTTCAGGAAGCAAAAGAAGCCGTAAGAGATGAAAAGATTTTAGGTAAACCTTTACCAGAAAACATTGAAAAGCTTGTAACTTTTATGGAAGATACTGGCGGAACTGTTGAAGACTATGTTAGATTAAATGCAGATTATTCTTCTGTTGATGATAAAACATTATTAAAAGAATACTATAAAAAAACAAAACCTTATTTAGAATCGGATGACGTTAGCCTACTATTAGAAGACTACGATTACGACGAAGATATAGATGAGGAAAGAGATATACGCAAGAAAAAAATTGCGTTTAAAGAAGAAGTTGCAAAAGCTAAAAACTTTTTGGAAGAAACCAAGAGTAAATATTACGACGAAATCAAGTTGAGACCCGGCGTAACTCAGGAACAACAAAAAGCTATGGATTTTTTCAACCGTTACA